AAGAAAGCCGGCATCGAGGGCGACCAAAGCCGACTGTGGGTGGAAATGGCCAGGATCGTTCGCGAAGTTCGACCCCGCTTCGTCCGTGTGGAGAACTCGCCAATGCTCACTGCTCGGGGACTTGGTCGAGTTCTCGGGGATCTGGCCTCGATGGGGTTCGATGCACGATGGGGAGTGCTTGGATCTGACGACCTGGGCGCCGATCACGGAAGGCAAAGGATCTGGATCGTGGCCGACTCCATGCCATGGCTCAAGCCATTGGGGCGGAACCTTCCAGGAGGTTGGCGGAAGCCTGAACAAATTGCGCAACTCGCCAATCGGGAAATTGTATGTGAACCCGGATTTCTGGGAAAGCCTGATGGGATGGCCGATCGGATGGAGCGGAACCGCGCCATTGGGAACGGACAAGACCCGCGAGTGGCTGCAACAGCATGGAAAATTCTGACTGGAGATAACAATGGATAACCAGACCGCAGGTCTCGACCTGGACAAGCTTCTATGCCCGGAATGCGGCGTAGACCGACTGAAAGCACCGTGCCCGCGCATGGCAGACGAGTGCGCGATGATTGGCGACGCCTATCTCCTCGCCCGCCGCGCAGAGCCGAGCGTTGCGGCAGGAGATGAGCACTTGAACGCTTCCGCACTATTAGAGGCTGCGATGAAAGACGCTTACGATTGGATCGGTGAATGCATCCTGTCCACTGGCCGAGAACCTGAGAAGGCCGAATCGGACGCTCGCATCGTGAAGTACATCGTGGACCGCGTCGCCCTCGCATCGCCCGCAGTCAGCCAGAAAGACGCGCCAGAGGCACCTGCCCTGACGCAAGATGAAATCTACACTCTGCGTCGACTGATTGAATGCGCTGAAGCGCTCGACAAGCGACCGCGCCCCTTATGCCGTGACTGCGCCGACGAGGATGGGACCTGCCCGAACGGCGACAAGTTGGAGTGTGACATGGGTAAGCTGTTCGCCGACGCCAAGCGGCTACACAACAAGCTTGCTGCACCGGCCGCGCAGCAGGCAGTCAGCCAGATGGACGGGGAGGCGAAACTCGATCTCACTGATTACAACCGGGCCGTCAACTATGCCAACGGCACCAGCACGACGGTGATATCGCCTGCGGCCACCACGGCAAGCGCGAGCGAGCAAGCTGTCGTGAACGACGCCTTCCTGAAAGGCGCACACGCAGAGTTCAGCGAAGCTATGCCGCCCGGCAGTCTGACAAGCTTGGGCCACCGCTACGTAGTAAATGCACTTCGGGCGGCGATCAAGTTCTACATCCAAGTTGACGCATGCAGGATTGATACACCCATTCGATTGCTGCGCGAAGTACTGAAACAGCACGACGATCACGCCGAACTGATCCGTGCCGAGGGAGATTATCCGGTCCCTAACCCAACGGCAGAGCGCATTCGAGCAGTCCTCGCCCAGCAGGGAGCGTCACGTGCAGCGAATGCTGGCGAGGATACGTCATTCAAAGTGCCTGCAAATTTCTTACTGGTGGGGCCGGGAGAAATACGGGGTGACTTTGACTCGTTCAGCAAAAAAGCGAATCGGGCGGCAGAACGCCTTGCAACGATCATAGATGACGACCTCGACCGCGCAGCAATCTCCTCCAGCGCGGCACAGGAGGCGAAATGAAGACCATCGCCATATACCCGGAATCCTGGGCCGAGATGAACAAGGAGCGCGCAGGGAAGAAATACCGCCCGGGTAACGGCACGGAGGGCGCGCTGTTCATAGATGCGTGGTGCGCCCAATGCGAGCGCGACCACGGCATGATGGCCGGCCTGCCGCTGGAAGAATGCGACGACAACCAGATCTGCGAGTTGATCGGGAAAACATACATGCTGGCCGTCGACCATCCCGACTATCCGCAGGAATGGCAGTACGGCGCTGATGGGCAACCGCGCTGCACGGCATTCGTAGAAGCTGGCCAGCCCATCCCGGCCACCAAGGACGAGCATACGCTCGACCTGTTCGCAAGCGCCGGCAGCGCTGCATCTCACGACACGAAAGGACCGCAATGAGCACTGATACCAACAGCACCGCTCCTTCCGCCCCTATGGGGGAAGAACTGCCGGCGCCCGCGGGCATGATCGATTTCATGGACGAATTCGGCAAGTTGTCGCACAAGCACGGATACACCGTAGAGCAAGTGCAATCCATAATCGCACCGTATGCCGCCCGTATCCGCCAGCTTGAGCGCGAGCTGGCAGAACGGAAGACGGGGAGCATCGATACCCCGGAGTTCCGCGAATTGTTGGGACGTGTCCAAGGTTGGAGAGATGGAGCTCCGATCATGTCGCCGGACAGTCCAGTGGGTCGCGCTAGTCGGCAACTCATCGCCTACATCGACGGTCGCACCGTTGGGGGAGCGCCCGAGGGCTGGCATATCGAGCGCGGCGATGATGTGATTCGTGTGTCGAAAGAGAACGAGGGCTTTGCGACTCTGAGAAAGGACGGCGATGACCCGCGTGAGACGGTCCTGTATCGCTACTTCGCCCAACTCGCCACCAATGAGGCCTGAAATGGACATCGAAAAGCTTAAGGTGCTGGCACTGGAGGCATCTGCCGGTCCATGGCAGTGGGAACTGAATCGCCAAAACAAAAGCGTATGGCTGACCGGAGGGCGCCCGACGTTCGACAAGATCGTCATGGACTTCGCGCGCTGGGGCATGGGTGGCGCCGCGCCGCGCTTCAACGACGCTGTCGCCAGCGGCAAATACAACATCATGGAACGCGTCGACAAATACGGCGTGAAGGTGCCGGGTCGCGAGCACCACGCCAACTGGTTCATGGGCGTTGCCCACCCTGATGCGCAATGGATCGCAGCTGCCAACCCCGCTGCTGTGCTTGAACTGATCGCGGAGGTCGAGCGGCTACGGGCGGATGCGGCGCGGTACCGGTTCCTTCGAATTGCCGATCTCGACGCCATTGCCGCCGGCCATTGGCAAACTGGGAGGGTCGTTGATGGCGTCAAGTTTGATGATGCCATCGACGAAGCTATCGAGAAGGAGAAAGCATGAGCACCGAAGAACTCAAGCTATGTCCGTTTTGTGGAAGCGTGAATATTACGACATGGGTCCACCCACCATTACCCAATGACAAAGAACCGGACGCATATTGCCAGTGCAAGGACTGCACTACGACTGGACCAAACGGTACAGATGCTGCTTCCGCCATAGCCGTCTGGAACCGACGTGTGGCTACCGCATCTGGGCCGAGGATTCCAGATATGGCGTTACTGATCGCGCGCTTGTCGTACGCGCTGAAGAAGGCCGCACCCGAGCACGAAATGCCAACGAAGGCGACCGCCTACCTCAAGAAGCATGACCTGATCGGAAGCCCGCTTCGTGCTGCCGACGCTATCGAAGCGCACAACGCCAGGGAGAAGGAAGCATGAGTGAGAAAAAAATTATGTTCAAGGTTGGATACGGCGTATCGATCGAACCTGTGGAAGTAGTAAAGCTGACGAAGAGCTTTGTTACCTACATTGATAAACGATGGTCCGTGCCATCAGAACTGAAACGTTCGCGTAAGGACTTCTTTGAAACGTGGGAAGAAGCACGCACCTCGATGCTCGCTGATGCGCAAGCAAGGGTCATAGCAGCGCGGCGCAATTTGGAACTGGCTAACGCACGGGTTGGGAACATCAAAGGCTTGACCAATCCTGACGAATTCAAGGACAACGCCCGGAGCCCGTCATGTGGTACGTGATCGTGTGGCGGCTGATGTGGGGCGCGCTGGCCGATCTGTCAGGTTGCCGCGGTGAATGCGATCAAGGACGAAAGGAATGCACATGCAGGAAACGATGAAGGAACGCGGACCGGACCGACGCAAAGGCGCGTCGTCGTATTTCAGCAGCCCGATCAACGACCGCCGCCGGCCGAATTATGAACGGCGCGTCGGGGCTGTTCCGGCGGCCCCGGGGCTGGTTCGCCCGGGAGTCGGTGAGGCCATGCCGCCGGTAGAGCGGCGCCGGTATCTGGATAGTGGGATGGAATAAGGAGGCAGCATGCAAGAGAAGCAAATTCAATCGCGTTACGTCACCCTGCGAGAGTGGGCGGCTTTGATGTTCTCGAAGATTCCGCACGAGAACACCCTGCTCCGCTGGGTGCATGATGGACGGATTCAACCGCAACCAAAGAAGATCGGCAAGTCCTGGCAGGTAAAGCGGGACGCACAGTACGTGGCGGACTGAGATGGGACGTCGACGACTTGCCAAGAATCGCGCCCTGCCGCCGAACCTGTACCAGAACCCGGCGGGGTATTTCTATTACCGCAATCCGGTGGAGAAAACGCAAAAAGGGCTTGGCCGGGACAAGGCGCATGCCGTGCAGGAAGCGCGCGCCGCGAACGCCGCGCTGGCAACGCGCAAGCCCTCCTCTCTCGTCGACTGGGTGATGGGCAAGACGGAGTACACCCTGGAAGGATGGCTGCCGGTGTACAAGGAATTGTGGCTTGAGAAGAAGAAGCCGCGCGACAATACGATTCGCTCCTGCACGATGTACGTCAAGCGCATGGCCGAGGCGGATATCGGCAAGCGGCGCCTGCAGGATATCTCTACGGCTCACGTGGCGAGGTTTCTGGAGGACGTGGAAAAGGAAAGTGGCAAGGCGACCGCCAACGCGGTGCGAACGCGCATGAGCGACGTATTCCGCTGGGCCGAGACACAAGGCTTGATTGAGGTCGGACGCAATCCGGTATCAGCAACCAGGGCGCCGAGGCCGCAGGTGACGCGCGAGCGCCTTTCGCTCGACCAGTTCCATGCGATCCACGCCAAGGCGCCGAAGT